TTAAAATTCATCGATCATCGGGCAATCGTGATGATCCATCTCCTTTAGATCATCTATGCTCACATAGTACTTTATGAGCGCGTATGCAATGTCTCTTTTCCCTGGTGCGGCGTTCAGGTCAAAAGTAAATGGAATCTTCCGGAGCGCATCGTTGTATGCCGCTGAAAAGATCATGTATGCCCGCGTATGTAGTTTTGCCGGTCTCTCGCCGGATTTCTGATTCCGGTAATCCTCTGCGATTCCTTTCCAGCTCAAATCCTCCGGAATCTCTGAAGTAATATATACGCGCTCCGCGTAATCATCAGGGAGTTTTTCTACCTCGATGTATGCATATTTCCGCTGCCCGTTTTTCTCGTATTTAAATACGATATCATCGATATACGGAAGCGCGGTATATTCCACTCCGTTTTCTTTCAAGACATCTTCAAAAGGTCTGTCTATAATCTGATAAATAACCTCAATTCCATAATGATTAAATTTTTCCATTTTTTCTTCTCCTTTTTCATTTTCTTTTTCCAGCCGATCCAGTTCAGCTGCGACTGCCTTTTTTATAAAAGGAGCTGCAGCTTTAATACCCAAAGCTTCCATACGTTCCCGTGTGCCTGCCGGAAACACGACATTCACGCGGTCGTTCTTTTTCTGGTACTCTTGCGAGTACCAGATTTGCTTTTCAGGTGTCTTATTTTCTTTTTTCCCCATTTTCAATCCTTTCCAAAACAGAAGGGGAAGAAACGCCCCTGCTGTTTTTACTCAGTTATTTCGGTGAGTGTATACTCACCTTCTTTAAATCTCGGATTATCTCTAAACCTATTGGCTACGCAAATACACGCGCCATTCAAGGCTGCAGCTTCTCCTTCGTGAATGAATATTTCATCCTCGTAATAGATCCTACTGACTTCTTTTTTTAAATTGAAGGAATACCCTTCAATTTTGAATCTCTTTTTCATTTTTTCGTCTCCTTTTTTTGTTACTTATGCGATTATAATACACTAAAGCACGCCATTTGTAAATACTAAAGCACATATTTTATAAAACAAAGCAGAGCCCATAAGAGCCCTGCTTTTCGGTGTTGTTTTCCTGTATGTCTTTGGTCGGAAAATTTACTCTTTCCTCCACTTTTTTGTTTTCCCATCCCATTTAAAACCGCGTTCTTTCAGTTCTGCACGGATGCCATACGTCTGTCCCGAGACAGCTTTAACCTTGTCCCAGTTGATACCAAACGTGTCTCCATCCTCTGCGCCAGCATTTAACTTATATGTAAGATACTGCGTTTTATTTGTTTTAGATGTCTTTTCGCGTTTTTCAGGAGTAGCATAGTCAAAAGATAACTCCCCGGTACGATCATCAGCAGATGCCTGCAAAATCTCGTTCTTGTAATAAGACCCGTAATACCCGCGTGATTCTCTATATACTGCTTCTATTTCCCTGGGCTCTGCAGATGGATCGATGATCCCCCCTCTATTTTTTTTCGCACTTCCGGCTGCGTTTAAAGCAGCTCCGCGACCGCCAAAAAATTGTAAGTCTACTTTCATTTTGTCCTCCCTCTTTTTAGTTGACATCTGCTCGTCTACTTTACGAGATTATCTTCTGCGGCTTCGTCTGTTCGCCCGGTTGGCTTTTCTTGCATTACGCGATCCTTGCACAAACGTTTTGTCACTTGCATACGCTCTGTCTAAAAACGTATCCATTTCTTTTCGGTATGCTGCATGTTTTTTTTCATCTGCCCTCTTCATTGCTGCGGTTACTGGTGCCGTTTTTGCCCCATTGGATTCTACCCGGCGTTTGAACTCTGCTGGTGTCATGTTTTGTGGAGTTGGCTCAGCCATTCCTCCCATCCCCGCCGAATAATAATTCTGATTTCCGTGTTTCTCGAAATAATACCGTGTCGTTTCTCCGTTATACGTAACATCCAGCCCAACGCCGCCGATTTTTCCCAAACCGCTGCTTCCTCCACGTCCTCCGAAAAACTGTAAATTTATCACCATGCCGCCACCTCCGCAACGTTAAATTTATCGCTAAACGGCTTTATCCTGATTATATCACCTTTGCAATCGTCTGGTACAGATCCATAAAAGATAATCTTATCAGGACATAGCCGCTTCATCATTTCATCATAGCCTGCGGCCGGGAGGACTTTGAATGTTCTCTCGGCCTATATCTTTATTCCAAGATCTTAACCTTATGGACAATCCCATTAATTCCCATCGCCGCAAACTGCTGCCGGATAACCTCTGCCTGCTCGCGTGTCCATACATCAGCTACGGATACTGTGTAAATCACTCCCGGCTCCGCTGCAGGATGCGTCCATTCCGCAGGATCATCATATGCGATATCAAGGTCTGCATCTCCCCTGATACCTGGGATCTCCCCACAGCTCGTGTACTGCCATACAGATATGTCTCCGTCAACATTTGGCTTGTATTTCTGATCCGGCTCGTCATCAAACTGCATCGTTCGATATCCGCGATAATAGCGTGCTATCCACAACCGTGTCCCAGCAAACGCATTAAAGTCAAACCAACGCTCCTTATAAACATACAACCCGATATACAGACCAAATCCGTACCCTGCCGTTGTGATGACCTCCTGCGCTGCACGGATGCACTCTGTCAGCTTCTCAACTCCCAGCGGTCGCAGCGCACCTTTGTCCTCCACATCCCACCATACCATTGTGCCGGTCAGCCCGTAAGACCGCAATAATGCTACGATCTGCTGCGCTTCCTGTTGCGCCACTTCCGGCGTGGCTGCGTAGGTATATTTATAAACTGCTATCGGAATGCCGTGCTTTCGGCAGCCTTCCAAATTTGCAGCAAACTGATGGTCTGTCTTGCCTGATCGGCGCACACTGCGCAGGATTGCGAATGCAACATTTGCCGCTGCAACCTGTGCCCAGTCTATGGCACCTTGATTATCTGATACGTCTAACCCTTTCCACATAAGTATTACCTCACCACAAAGTTCTCCCACTTCTTGTATGCGTCTACATACGTTTCCTGCTTGTCCCCATTATATGTGATTTCATAATACATCCCGTCAGAAACAGTTGTGCTCAGCAGCGCCTTGTGATTCTGAAGCGTCTTGCAGTACCAGACCACATATACATCATCCTGTGCAATCTGCTTCTGGTCGGTTTTGTCCGCATGACTGTTGAAATAGTCAACGACAATCTGTTTGCTCTTTTCCAAAAATTCTTTGCTTCCCATACTTTCAATCCTCCGTATAATCTTCAATCACAGCAATTCCGTACTCAATGGCGCAAGTATTTTCGATGCGGCATCCTCTTGCGTTTTCCCAGCCTTTTGCAAAATATGCAATGTCTGCCGTAGAAAGCAATTCCAAAGATTTTCCCAAAAACCACAGAGGTCTCGCATCCGCAGGAGCGCTCTGGAAAAATGAATCAATAACCTCTATTTCTTCGCTCTCTGCAAAATTTCTCTTTGCGCTGGCAATTGCTTTTTCCCTCTCTTTTAAAATTTCCTCATCTGTTTTGCCTTTCATCGGCTGTGAAATAAAAAGTTTTTTCATATTCTGGTCTCCTTATTATTTTATGAGGGCGACCAAAGCCGCCCCAGAATCACACTTAACCCTGCGCGGGAGATAATCGGATCACCTTATCCTTCCTTGTCTGCTTCAATAGCTGCCGCATCTGTCAAACCCTCGCCGATGACATAGCCGATAACCGTAGCACCAGCCATGATCAGCGCAGAGATCTGTGTGGCTTCATTTTCCGTCCCTCCGCAAGCCACAATCATCAGCGTCACAAATGATGCCACGCTCATCCAAAGCTTTCTGCTTGTCAGTTTTCGCATCCAATCAATCTTTTTCATTGTCATACCTCCTTAATTTTGTATATGCTTCCATCCGGATATTTGATGTCTAGAGCTAACACCTCCGGCTGCAGCTTTTCGTGATAAATGTCATCCCCGCCGGCAGCTTCGTACACATTCCCCAGCTCTCGGAAGGTCTTTAATCCGTCCGGCGTCACATATCTCTGTGATGTAAATTCCTTATGTAGCCGCCACAGAGTTGTACGTAGCGAAGCAATCGTGCGTTCATTGTCCTTCTGGATGTACTCTTCCAGCATCCGAGTTATATTCTTTACATCCTGCTTCAATTCAATCTGTTTTTCGTACAAATCGTCCTGCCTTCTGGCAAGATTGTCCCTGATCGTAATAGATTGCTGGTGGTACTCCTCTTGCTTTGACACGACTCCACTTTGCAGCTCCTCGATATGTGAATAGACTGCTGCGATCTCCTTTTCACGCTGTTTCCGGAAAAGATTCTTTTTCTTTACCAACCCCAGTGCGTCAAGGACCTTATTCCAGCTTTCCACGATAGTCGGGATAAACATAAACACACCAGCGATCACAACCGCTATCGTCCCCCACCCAACATTTTCCGCCTTTTCTATCAGTTCAATAAGCATTTCCTACGCCTTTCTCATTCGCTGGCTTCTTTCCATACACTATCCGTTCCTACGGCTCCCGGCTCCCATACATTGTTATCAACAAGCGATTCCCAGACCTTACTGTTGTGTTTTACCTTATCGCCTTTTTTATATCCGTTTGTGCTTCCAGGCTGCTCCCAGTCCGGGATAACACCAGGATCAGGGATGAGTACCTTTGCAAACAGGGACGGTGCCGCTTCCGGGGTCCACTGCTCCTGTTTATCGTGGTCAGACAGGACATTGTACAGCACTTTATTATAAGTGCACCGCTGCCCTTTTGTCAGATGTGTTCCGTCCTTCAGTGCTTCCCATTCAGGGTACAGCGACGGCACGAGCAAAGCCTGTGCATCCGTGTTATCCACAGCGCTGATTTTAGCCTGCTCTAGCATTGCCAGGAGATTTTCTTTCGCTTTTTCCGTAAACATATCATTTGTCCTCCAAAATACCGTTGATTTCATTGATGCCGGACGTGATGCTGGAAACATCGTTTTCCAGCTTTGTGACTTTATCAGTCAGTCCATCCGGCAGCCCTGCTTCTTCAACTTTTTCCATATGCACCGTACATACAGCCACATGGGATTCCACAAAACCGCTCTCTGTGGTTGCGTCCTCCTGCTCGTAATTGATGGATGCTATCACGTCAGGCGTATATTTCAAACTCACGAATTTTTTAAACCCAGCATATCCGCATATCAGGTCAGTCCCAACATAATATCGCATCACAGCCGTATTCTCAGCGTTCGAAAACATGTCAATTATGCTTTTTGTATCGCTGCTTTTTATAGAGATTTGCAAGGTTTTCCCGCTTTGGACAATTCCATCAATCTCCAATTCTTTCCCAGATTTAAATACGATTTTTCTCATATTCTTACCTCTTTTCTGTTAGTATTTTAGGTTTTTTCTACATATCCCCGTAAAAATACACTGTGCCGGTTAATCCTACCCCTCGGTTCTCAACAGAGTTTGCTGGTCCGTTTTGAGACTTATTGCCTGCACATCCGGTAATTGTAATAGTCCCAGCTGACGCATCATATCCCAAGGCAGGTGAACAAGTGGCAACAGGATCATAAGCTGCCCTACCTCCATAGTCGCTATATCTATGTGAGCTTGTTGTTGTGGCATTTGTAACTACAAAAGCAAAGTCCTCTGCAGTCAATTTTTCATAGCCGGATATATGGGCAACAGAAAACGATCCATTTCCAACCCCTGATTTAATAACATGCCGATCTGTCTTACCCAATTTTTTTGTTACTGTATCAGCACCAGTGGAGTATGTGATATAAACCCCGTCCTCTCTAGCGTCCATGCCTTTGATCGCACCATTGTCGTTAAGTGAATCAATATTGGTCTTTGCCTTCGCAAATCCGTTCGAGATTCGCTGTTCGAGGTCGTTCATGTTTTTAGTGTTAAACGCATCGCCCTCCTGAGACACCTGCCCCTCGCTGCGGGATACGTCATACGTTGTCGTTTCCCCATTCGCGACATTTCTAAGTAATCTCCTGCCTGCAAATTCCACAAGGCGGGCTTTCCACTCTTTTGGCGTAAACCACGTTTCTGCCATTATAAAATTCCTATTCCTTCCCCGGCGTAGATTTCATCGCCGCAATAATAATAACTGCCCACAACTCGATCATAGACATATTTGACATCGTGCAAGATCCGTTCTATGGCGTTCCATTTTTGATAAGTAATCAGCGGCGGGTCTGGTGTGGCAGGGGTATCTTTCAAAGCACTCCACGCCTCTCGGATCCGCTGCACGTTGTCGCAGATCCGTTTAAAATCACTTACTCGCGGAATCTGATTCGCCCCCCATGTCTTCACCGTCACGCTTACCGCCAAAGTTTCAGCGATCTCACGGATGTTACTTTCGATCCGGTTCAAATCCGCTACATTCAACGCACCCTTCATTCCGGCAGCCCATTCCATTTTTTCTTCTTCGGAGATTGTCCCTGCAGCGTATTTATCATTCAAAACCTTTGCCCGTTCAACGTCCGCCTGCGTTCGGTCATACACCCATTCCATCAGATAATCCCTACCTTCTCATCAGAATACAGCTCGCCGGAATAATACTCTTCTGATGTTATTTTATAATATCCACGGTATTTTGCCGTACCCACAAATCCACCCGTGAGGTCAATGCTGAGGGATTCTATACAGGCGACAAAATTACCATGCATTTGCAAGGTATTTTCGACTTCCGCCCAGTCTCCCGCTTTTTCCTCTGCGGACAAATGACGTGTCTGGATGATCTGCTGGAGTTGGTAATAATCCAGGATATTGTCAGCAACCTTCTGTGCGCTTTCGTAATTCAAAAGCGTTCCGGAAAATGTTTTCGTGTTCCGCACTTCACCGGACTTTATATGCTCGATTCTGGACAGTGTAGCCAGCTCTGTACCAACATATTTGTGCCCCATGATCGTGACCTCTGCACGGGCGTTTCCCGCGATTTCCAGCACAACATAGTACGGCATTTGTTTAACAATCCTTCCAGCAGATGCGCTCATGTTCGCTGCCGGGCTTGTGAGCTGAATTGTATGTATCCCTGGATCGTATGTGCCTTTCGTAATCTCGCTTTCCGCCGCGTCCAACACCCATGTTTTATATTTTACGCTTACGTCTGACACATAAGGATCTGCCTTTAACGTCGTGGAAAATTTCCGGCTGCGCGGAATCGTTGTCGATATTTTTCTGGTCGATTTTCGTATTTCGATTCCAGATCGGCGGGACGTGTTCATAATAGCCGAACAAGCGAATAAGACCTCCCGTAAAGCTTTTTGACAGGTTTGGATTTTAAGCGTGCCATACAGGGGCGTTTTCGCCACCTCTTCCTCTACTGTATAATCTTCAATCCCTGCCGCTGTCATAATCTCTTCGATCACACTTCCCGCCGTTTCTCCGTCGTATATCCGCCCGTCTTTAAAATCCACATTAGCAAGCATCCCTTTGTAGTCAATCGCCGATATTTGTGTGACGTTTTTTGCGGTACTGTTAGATTCCATGAAAAACACGCCCAGCGGCATCTTCACGCCGTCAACGATTTCATAGGGTAACATTCTCTGCTTTTTCTGCAATGTTTTGTGCAACCCGTCGATTTTGCCAATATTAAAATCATCATCAGGGTCAACAAAGTCAAACGTAAGCTTGTCCGTCTTGACCTGATTACTGATAGGGTCTGTGTCATTTACAAGCTTCGCGCTTTTTATAACATCCGGCCCCCAGATAAACGTTGTGCCATACTCGAGATAGTTTAACTTTACATTGTACCACGGTAGGGCACGTACAAATCGGATTTCAATGCGTCCGTATTCCTCCACCTGGTTTTCGGCAAAATAATTCAGTTTGTCCGGAAAGAAACGTTTTTGCGATTTATATGTACCGCCGAGGTCGTACCATGTCACTTCCATCTCCAGCGGGAATGTTTCCGAAAAATGAAAAGTCAGCCCGATAGAGGTATGATTTTCGGTAAAATCTATTCTGATTACAGGCTGTTTTGTGAAAATTCCATCTGCGCCCGCTTGCACATCCGAAAAAAATGGGATGTCCGTCGGCGTGTCTGGCATTTCGCTAAGACTCCCATCCAACACGAAAAAATTATGTTCCAGTGTAGCGTATTTTGGTGGGCTGCCTTTTGACTTAAACAGCCCCATATCCCCAAAAGCAGCATTGCTCTCTGTGCTTTCTTTTGCATCAGGCAGAGCAGTCGTGTCATACAGATTGTATTCGACATAAAATTCTGTTTTCATCATGGTCTCCTTGCCGGTTCTTTCGCCGTAAACTTGCAGGTAAACCCTTTATAATCAGCGCTATCCTGTGTTATCTTCTCGTATTCATCAGAGACGCTGGATATATAAGCTGTGTATTCGTAATAACCAGGATCTGACGGCAGCGAAATAATATGGAATGGGACGGGCTCTGTAACCTTATCCCAGAAACGTTTATATACGCCATCCGGGAACGAGCTGCTCTTCCCGACCGACATTGTGTAGTTAAAATACACGCCTATCAATTCACGATGGAGCTCTCCCGTTTCAACTCTTTCGGCGAATTTGTCGAGGAAATCCGCGTTTCTTTTTATGGACACGATGGGGATGTTAAAATACTCCCCATCTATGTATATGCCGCGTGTAAAAATCATCCTCCGATCACCTCCAGATCATATCCTTGCCTGCTTGCTTCCGATAAGAAATCCTGCAGTGTAGCTTGCGCCAGATCTACCCCGTTTACCTGCAAGACAATTTTCGCCGTTCTAAATCCGCCGCCGCTCTCTGCCATTACCTCCGATACAGCTTGTTTGATTGTGCCTATCGGCGCTTCGATGTTGGTCTGCCCTGCCCGCTGGTCGCCCAGAATCGCCAGGAACGGGTTGCCGCCACGGATTACCGAGCCAGATGCAAGCGCCGGGATATCCCGCAGGGTACGAGATGCAAAGCTTTCGTTTATGGCATACGGCTGCGTGGACATTGTTCGCGGCTTCGATGATCCGCCACCAGTAAATGCGTTTTTGATACCGCTGCCGATGTTCTTGATTTCCTCTATAACGCCTGCAATCATGTCGCTAACCCATGTAAAGAAGCCGGACAAGAACGCCTTTATAGAATCCACGACGCCTTCTACTTTGGTTTTAAAAATCGTGAAGATTTCCTGCGCGGTATTCCATGCGCCCTTCCAGTCTCCATCAATCAGCTGCTTAACAACTTTTACAAACAGACGAAATACAGTTTTCATGATGTCAATAATACTTTTTATCTTATTCCAGAAATCGTTGAACGTATCCCAAGCAACCGCCCACGCCTCTTTCCAAAATTCTAAACAATCGTTTATAAACGTCATAAAGGTTGTAAAACCGTCAACAATCGTCTTAATTCCAAGTATAATAAACTCTAACAGCACCCCTAATCCTTGCACCAAGAATGGCACTGCGTAGGTCATAATCCAGTCAACAATCGGTTGCAAAATACTCTCCCAAAAAGATTTTAAAATATCCGCAACCAACCCAACTCCTCTTATTATAGCTTCCCAAGCCGGCAGAAAAGACTGCGTAAGAAGCTCTGATATTCTAGTCCCGATTCTGTCGATAACTGGCTGAATGTGTGTATTCCATGCGGTTAAAAAATGGTTGACAACCTCTGAAAGCCCGCTCGTTATACTATCAAATAATGGCTTTATATGAGCGTCGTACATTGCATTCAGGCTATCAAACGCTTTATCTACAGCCGTCTTAAATCCTTCCAGCACGGTAGCTGCGCCACCTAATAACCCCTCCAGTGCAGTCTTGAACCCGTCAGCATTTTCTGTAAACGGTACAATAAGCATTTGTAAAAAGTCCCGCCCCAGTTTAAGCGCAAGTTCAGTCAGCCCCATAGCTGCATCCGCAATGCTTCCTATCAGCGCCGATACAAAGCGGATCCCGCTTTCGCTTGCAAATGCTTCAAATACATGGGCTATACTCTGGAACAAATCAGCCAGAAGAAGGTTTATATCTGCCCCCACGTTAAATGCGGATATCAGGAATTTTTTTATCCGGTCGGTATTGTTTTCGAGATAATCCCCAATCCCGCCGATCAAAGCCGCCGCCAGAGTAAGCCCTATGCTCGCCATTGAGCCGGTAAAGGAACCCAACATATACATAAAAGTTTTAAGGAAGTTGTCAGCAGCCCCTATAACCGCAGGGTCCGACCATATCTCTATCCATGCATCACGGATTTGCTGAAGCCCATTTTTGATAATATCTAAGCGGTATTCAAAATCACCCAAGCCATCCCAGAAGCCTTCCGCAAAAGCATCTTTTAACTCTTTTACATAGTCAAGAATAGGTTTCAGATTCTCCAAAATCCCATCAAGCCAAGACTTCACTCCTGCATCAACAGGGACTTCCTCGAACATGTCTTTCGGCTGCGTTCCGCCTCCACCGCCGCCGGAATCATCCTGCTTTTGCAACACATCCAGGTCATCAAACTTTGCCAAAGCTCCGGCTGCCTTTTTTGCCGCCGCTGCTGTTCCATTCAGGGAATCGTTATAGGAATCCTGTATCTTTTTCGCTCGGATGAAAGTGCTTTTCCCGCCGAGGATGGCAATAAGCTGCGCCACGTATGTTATCGCCCGCGTTATCCCGTTTATAAGCGCATTTAGATACGGAATTGCTATCTGGACAATCGGTGCAAAGGCAGCTGCAAGCGCATTTCCAAGCGTAACCAGGGAATTTTTTAGCGTCTGAAATGAATTTGCCAACGGCTCAGAATATTTTGCAAGGTTTGAGAATCCCTTTTGCATTCCGGACACCATCGCATTAAATGCTTTTGTTATCCAGTTAAATACCAAAAGCGATAACGCGATACCTTTCAGCCTTGACGCAAATGTGCTGAACATCCCTGCACTTTTCTTTGATGAGAATGCGATTCCTTTTAGCCTTGACGCAAGGGCGCTGAACAGCCCCGCGATTTTTTTCGCGCCGGACGAGGCTGTTTTAAATGCTTTATCGGCAGAATTCTTCATCCGGTCAAATTCTTTTTTGATGGGCTTCTGCTTCGCGTTAAGTTCTGCCATCCTGCGCTTTGAAACATCTATGTTTCCGGCAAGCTGAGACGCTTTTGCAGACATTTTTTGAAACTCTTCCGTGTCTTTCGGGGATACAAACGCAGCGCCGGATGCTTTCTCCGCGTTTATTTTTGCCTTGATTTCATCTACTTTTTGAGCCGCTTCATCCAGTTGAGCCTTGTCCACCTTCGGGGTATACGCCTTTCCACTGTTCTCCATCTGCTGAAGCTTTTCTTTCAGATCATCTACACGGTCGGATGCGGCTGCAACCTGTTCATTTAGTACGTCCCATGCGCCGCCGGTTTGAGGTACCCCCATGTTTTCCCAGTCTGTCTGACGTGCTACAAGCTTAGACAGCTCTCCTTGCGCCGCAACGAGGTCTTTCTGTAAAGCTTTATACTCAGACGTTGCCGCCCCCTTTTGTGACATACGGGCCTGCAGTTTTGAATACTCGGATTCTGCCTTTTCTAACTCTCTTTGTAATTCTGCAAATTTTTCTGTCGGGATTTTCTTTTGCGAAAATTCTTCCATTTTGCGATTGAGAGAATCTAAAGCCGCGCTGTCTTTTTTTATGGCATTAGACACGCGCATCATCTGGCTGTTTAAATCTTTTGTTTCAATTTTTGTGTTTATCCGTATCGAACCGTCATATTTCGGCATATCAGCCTCCTACCTTGATCCATTTCATAAAAGCGTCAACGTCTTCCTGTTCCTCTTCTGTCAGTTCCTCTTCCCGCTCTATTGCAAATATTTGTTTCTGCTCCTGCAATGCCTGTTTTGCACGCGTGTCCATCTTAGGGTCTATTTTCTGCTGCCGGATGGCTATGACGTTCGTGTATGCGCATTCACCGAGCGTGGACAGCAGTCCCATGAACGCCCAGTAGTGCATGTCAGACCGGTTCAGGTCGATTCCGTACTTCTCCAGAAATGCTGAATAGATGCGCCACTGGTCTATGTCAAAATCTGTTACCGGAACTTTGTCCTCATCCTTCGGGCGGTTGTCGGTATACCACCCGCTCAGAAACCACCTAAGGCCATCCACGGCAGTTTTTAAATCGGGTAAAGAAGAAGGGCTGCCGTCCCCATCCTCTGACGGATACAGCAGCCCCAGCGCTACAGCCAACCTTTCATCGTCTGATAGGTCCGGATCTTGCAAAGCCTGTGAAATCTGGATCCCTGTCTGGAAGGCTTCGTCTATGCGGAAACCCTCATATTCTGTTGGGAATTTATCAAGCAGCACATTCCACATTTAATTGCTTCGCGCCCCTTTCCTGTTCGGGCTGTATTTGCTTGTGATTTTCTGATTTCGTTCAGTGGCGAAGCCCTGAAGAATCGGTATGATCTGGTCTAAAAAGTCCGCGATAAGCTCCATTCCCGGGGATTCCACGTCAGGGAACACCTTTTTGCAACACCCGCTCCCAAACAGAGAATCCAACTCAGCGCAGGCCTCTTTGCATAAAGCGTCATACGCTCCGAAGCGTTCCGTGAAATCACCGGAAGAATCATTAGCAATCCTATCGGCTTCCTCGTTTTTTGCATTCAGCCATGCCACAAAATCGTCAAAACGCTTAAAAAAACTGTTGTCAGAGATGTTGACCGCAATATAATCGCCGTTATCGTTTACCTCAATTCGTTTAACGCCACTGTCTACTCGTAAACTTGCTGCTCCCATCTTGTCCTCCTTATTCCGTTAAAGCCCTGTCAGACGCGGGCGTCGCCGTGAATTTTCTTGTGGTTACGTTAAACGTTCCAGCTTCTCCGTCACCTCTGCCACCCAGAGTCAGTGTATCTGTCACGTTTGACCCTGCATCGCCACCTGTGCCACCTACACTCACAACGCAGCGACGGCGGACTGCCGGATATTCAGGTCCAGCGCCGGAAACTCTCACGCGGACATAGGATGTTATGGCATCAGCTCCGACGGGCAGCGTGTCTATCATCTTGTTAAACCAGTCTGTAAGATCCTGATCCTCTTCGTCTACGTTCTGCCTTTCAACTTCGATGGACGGCGTATAGGATTTAAGGTCCGTAGATCCGTTTTCCTGATTGATGTACTGTACCGTCTCCGTCTCGGGGTTCATTTCCTCCGTTAAAGAGGTAATACCCGTTCCCAGAAGCCGGTAGTCTGCCGCTGTCCCCTCAGAGGTCGTGTCCATTTTTACATCGACAAAATGTCTCAACAAATGTCTTTTCATTGCTTTTTTCCTTTCTTAAATTTCAGGCTCGATAACATTTTTATAAAAAACCGTAACCGGTAGAACCCAGTCCTGCACGCCATTCTCCTGCGGCTGTGTCCCATATGCGTTCCCGCGTGTTACCCGCTCAACCCTCCGCCCTGCGGTCAGATCTGGGTATATCGCTTTTTCGTACTCTTTCCCTTCAATCCCGGAGGGTTCGTGGCAAAGCCAGCGACCCAGCGTATCCAGGAATTCCAGAATAGTAATTTTCTGTCGTTCCCTTGCTCCCGTGGTCGAACGGTATACTACAAAGCAGGGATACCGGCATTCCTGATATATCCGCCCGAGTATATCTTCTTTTTCTGTATACACCAGCGCCCCGGAATCATTGGAAAACGCAATGCCATCCTCAGACCCGAGCTCTTCGAATTTAATTACTTCATCCGGATACAGCCCCGGAAACTGGTTAAGCAGCGACTTCATTGCCGCCGTCAAAACATCATAGCCGGTAGCATCATTCCCGATAGGTTCAGCCATTTTCCTCCACCTACTTCCCTAAGATTTCAAAATGCGGAATTATCGCATATGGTCCGCCCACTGACGATATAAGATAAACAAAATCCTTTTCGGTATTCATAAACGCGTAAAACCCTTCATATCGCCTGTCCGTATAATCTGCATCGTTCACAGGACTGTCCCCGTCCCATGCTCCTACCATAAAAAAATCTGTAGACGGATTAAATGTAATGCTGTCGGGCAACAAATCGTTGACCTGTCTGTTCCATTCCTTCGGCGGAAGCCACGGCAATTCTTTTCCGACGGTATCAACAACAATTTTTCTCCCGTCCTTAACCCCGAACGGGATATGTAACTGTGCATTATCTGTGCTGTCTGTCCCGTACAGTTTCATGATCTGCCCCCGATCAGTCTCAAGATGCACGCCGGAAAGCACATGGGGATACCAGATGGCGGCAGTGCTGGATTCGTAAAAATTGAATATTGTCACTATCGCATCATTCATCGGTATCCCTCATTTCACAAAGAGCTTCGTTAAATTTATCCGTAAACGCCCGGATTCTCACGATATTTCCCATGCATTCCTCTGGCACAGAACCGTAAAAGATGATCGTCTCCGGCTGCAACCGCCTCACCATTTCTTCATACCCTGCCAAAAACAGCGCCTTTTTTTCCTTGCTGTTCATGCAGCCAACAGAAGATACCGCCACCGTTCCACCCTCTGGCTCCCCATCGAAACACCAGTCATAAGAATCCGGTGTGCTCCATGAGATTGTTGGAATCACACGGCAACCATATTCTTGCAGATATGCACCTATCCAGTGCTTGCGATAATGGTTGTATATCTGGATAGCTTTCGGAAAATCGGTGTAGGTGCTGAAATCCGGTGTCAGAATGTACCGGAATTTGCTCAGTTTGTCCACGTACCTGTCTGGATTTCTCCATAGTGCGTCAAATTGGTAATCATCTAAGAAGAAATGAACAGCTTTCTCTTCTGGATTATTGCATTTTCCTCTGGCATAATTAAAACCGACAAATTCGCAGTTACCCTCGAATGTCTCAGGTTTTATCTGTGGTATACCGTATTCGCCGACGCCAGAGAAGATGCGGCGGTTCAGATTTTCGTAAGCTATACTTGTCTCTCGGTTTGCCATAGATTACTTCTTTCCGCTTCCAAAGAACCATGAATCAAAGTTTTTCATTCTGCGCTTTCTGGCTCTGTCATAAGTGGTGGTAGTACGGCTTGTATCGTGCAAAGCACTTGTATCGCCTTTTTCAGATGCCTTTGAAAATTTGTGCATTTCATCTCTCATGGCTGTACTGGCATTGACTAATTTTCGATGCTCTATAGCAAGCCTTTGATTTTTAAATAACGCCTCTGCACTTCCAAGTTTTGCGATTTTCCTTTTACTCTCACTTAATCTGTCATTTATATAATTCATTGTCTTTACTGCTTCGCTCTTTGTCTTGATTGACTTAAAGTAGCTAGTGTTTTCTGAATTAATGACCTTCTCGAGTTTACTGTCTTTTTTAACAGTTCCGCTCCCTCTTAAAGCGTCGCTTTTCTTTGAAGAATTAAAGTACACCTTCGCAATAAGCTTAGAAACCGGCTTCTCGTTACTTAACCCACTACTTCCGCCACGTCCGCCCATAAAATCACGCTTTCTTTGCCTGCTTGTATACCTGGTTTACTCCTGTGGCCGCCAGCCCGGACACCATGCCCACCGCCGCAGCATTGATATAGTCCGTCGCCGGGAAGTCCGGCATGATGTTCATTCCCAGCGCACCCAGAAGGCCGCCGCATACCGCCATAATGACCGGAATCCACTCATCCGGGATTTTCTGCGCCGCCTTACAGCCCAGACCGATAACATAGCAGATAGCCACGATGGCCACACAAGTTCCTAATGTCGTAATGTCCATGAGTTAATCCTCCTGTTTAACCACAATCTTTTTGCATAAAGCTAAAAATTTATTGTTACCCATTTCTACCTTATTCCTGCGTACAACAACGGTACGCCATCATCATTTTTCACTCCTGCCAGATAAAGCATTGCCGCATCTGCCAGAAGCTTGTTTGTCTCCTGTGCATCCCCGGCCGCCTGGTAGACCGCGCTCCATGCCTTTGCGCCGTTTGCCATTTCAGACGGGGAGGCGTAGGAAATTGATTCAGAACCGGCAGACTTGGAAGTAATTACTCCCGAAGTAACACCGCCAGCCCCGCCGGAAGATGTCCCCCCGGCAGCGGCAGATAGCGCCTGTTTATCTGCCAGCTCCAGTTGATATAACTTATCACAGACCGCACACACGGCCTTCTGTACCTTTGTCGCCGCCCTTTCATCAGACGGTAAGCCGTCAGCCAATCGGTCAAAGGTTACCACGTCCAGAAAGTCACTGGCGCGGTCTGCGATACGATCAAAGTCCTCCGCCGGGACGACATTCCCGTGGTAGATCTGTTCATAAAATGTAAATGTCGTGTATGCCATCCCGTCGGCCTCCTTATCTCCTACTCTTCCGTCTTGTTTCCCCGGAAAGCGGTTCGCCGTCAGTATTCAGGGGTGTACTGGCGGCCATCAACCCCCCGCGTTTACGGTAATCTTCGCAATGCCATCCAGGTATTCCGCGAACAGCACAAGGCCGGTGATCGCAAACGCCTCCGACACGGCGGTGTTGTAGTTGCCCTGTGTGTGGAAACCGATCAGATTGGTCTCGCCACTGGTGGTGTACACAAGGCCGGCTTTTGCAAAATCGCTGTCGTTGGGGTCGATGTAATACATAACGATGTTTTCCACCGGTGTAGCGATTACCGTATCAGCCGGGATCTCGCTGTCAGAAAGGAGGAAAATTGTATTGAACCCCATAAAATCCTTCAGGTACTGGAAGCCGAACTGATTCTGGATGGTGATGTTCGCTGCTCCGAGATACTTGTACACATCAAGGATGTTCACAAAGCCGACAACCCCGGTGATGTTCCGGTGCATCTGCTTAAACTTGTTCTCAACCTTGCCCTTTGCCATCGCAAGCGCCATCTGGAAGGTTGTTTCCTCGGACGTGAGCGTTCCGGTTTTCAGATAGTCGTAAAACTTCTTTGTCACGCCCGCCTGAAGCTGATAGAGGAACTCGTCGTCAGTCATCTGGACAGCGTTGTCATAACCGTGGTCTTTGATTGCTTCAATCGAAACGGCCTTCGCGTACTTCTCGATGGTCATTTCCTGATACTTCTTTTCCTTTACGGTAAATTTGCTATACGGGATATCCTCGCCTTCGCCTACTGCACCATCCTCGAGCGTCCCCTCCGCGTATTTACTTTTCAGCACTGCGCCGGGCTGCTTCTTGATGGGGCGCATAATCCCCAAGATTTCCCGCAGATGCTGCCAGTTGCGTTCAAAACGCGTAACAAAGTCCAGCTCTCTGGCTGTTACCTGTATATCTGTTGTTCCGATTATATTGGCCTTTGCCGCCATAATTGCCCTCCTGCTTTAATTAAATAAACTCATGTTCGCAGCAATTGCAGCCTGACGCTCAGAAGCATCCTTGATGCTCATAATCTGGTCTTTCGTCAGCGCGTCGCCCTGCCCCTGCTTGTTTGTCGGCTGTGTAAAGCGTGCCTGATTCTGCTGTGCTTTCTGCTGCTCATCGTCAACAAATGCCGAAGCGTCCTTTTCCTTCATCTGGGTTAGGAGGTCATTCAGTCCGAGGATTTTCCCGTCTTTCAGTTTTAATCCGGCCTCCTTGACTTCTGCCATAATTGCGCGCTTTGCCGCTTCGCTCGAGAATTTAATTCCTTCAAACTCCGTTTTCAGAGCGTCCGTGAAATCTCTCTCATACAGCTGCGCCTGTGCGTTTTTCTCGGCATCCTCGGCCTTTTTCTTCCAATCAGCCAAATCCTTCTGCATTGTTTCAAGGTCAACGCCCTCGAAGCCTTTCAGGGTGCTTTCTGCCGTCTCAGCTTTTTCTTTCCACGTGTCCCGGTCAGTCTCAGCCTTTCCCAGCTTCTTTTCATGTTCAGCTTTCGTGACGTAATTTTCCGCCACCTTTTTCGTAAGGCTTTCCTTTTTGTCCGCCGAGACCTCAATTCCCAGTTCTGTCAAAATTGCTTCAATATTCTGCATCTTTATCCTCCTAAACGTGATTGATTAACCGCCCGTCAGCGGTATGGATTAAGCCCGATAAACCACGGGCGGGGTAGTTGTGGGAAGGGGAATTGAACCCATGACACACGGCTTATAAGGCCGCTGCTCTACCTCCTGAGCTATCCCACAAAGCGCCCGGGGTAGCGGACCGGGCGAAAAGCGTAATGATCGGCGCTGTCTAAACAATGCACCTATACCGTGCGCCGGGGCTTGAACCCGGCTGCTTCCATGCACGGTGGCAAAAACAAAGAAAGATGGGATGGATTTTCCTGCAATTACGATTTACAGGATTGCACACAGACGGAGTCGAACCGCATTTTCAACCTTCCCGCAAGGCTGTGTGCTGTAAAGGAGGAAATACAAATACAAAAAAGAGCCAGCAATCTGTAAGAAATCCTTACAAATCACTGGCTCTGCGTCTGGCGTCTGGCACTTAACGGACGATAGGCTCTGCCTTTCCGTTTTCAATATTCACGAGGCTGGTCGTTTTACATTTCGGGCAAAACACCGGAAGATTATGCGCTGTCGTATCCTTGCGGAATGCTGACCGCGTTTTATTATTACAGACAGGACAGTATACCCTTTTGATCTCCATAATGATCATTCCTTTCCATAGCCTTTAATACATTTTACCAAACAAAAAAAACTATGGCGTACCCATGTTTAAAGCAAAAGCGGCAAGTTTCCTCGCCGCCTTTACTCACATCATCTTTCGTAATTTTTCGATATACCGCGAAATGGTCTCCCTCTCTTCTCGGCAGTCTGCATCTTTTGACAGATCTCCCAGCTCTTCCGTCAGTGCATCCATATGCTCTTCCAGAGCGGCCAGCATACGCCGCTTGCAATCCTCAGACTTGCCGTTGCGATAAGACTGCTTGTTTTCCATGTAATCATCATAAGGGTCATTGTTTCCGTTTCCACGGCTATAGTGCCCCTTTACATAGTGCTCCCCACGTCGCGCATAGGATGATCCATCGTCATAGGCCGTCATGCTCATTCCATCATCCCTGCTGTATCTCCCACGGCTGTCGCGTTTCCGCCTCTCGCTGTGGTCTCCTGCCTGGCTATATCCGCCTTCCATTTCGTCGAGAACGGCGTTATAATAGCCCTCTTTGCACTTCCAGTATTCCACATTTTCCATGTCTTTCAGCATGTCGATAAGCTTGTATGCAGTTTCAAGGTTTCCGGTGTTCAGACCTTTTTCCGCGATTTTATCCAGCTCTTCCCGGATGTTCTGCATCAATTTGTAACTCATGGTCTGCCCTCCTTAACCGCAAACCCGAACAGCTGTTATGTTCGGATTGTCTACTAACACAGGAATTGTCCCTGCGTTTTTGATGGAAACGTTTTCACAGCATCCACAGAACACATCGACGTATGTCTGGGACGATGCGTTAAAATACTGCTCTACTGCCGCAGGGGTGGCACGCATCACCGTGCCGCCGAGGATTTCCCCATCTCTGGCAATTCCCAGCGCCACTTCTCCTACCGTTTCCCCAGTCGGTACTGCGACGTTTCCGGAAAATGTGATCAGATATCTACCGGGCTTTACAAGCGTTATCTGCGCGCTTCCAGCCCTGTGTCTTTCTGCGCATCCGCCCTTTGTTGCCACTGCCGAAAACGGGATGGACTGCCCTACTGGGACCGTGACCGGCGTTGTGTTTACTAACTCAATCATTTTATTCTCCCTTCATTTCAAAAGGGGCAGACGTTCTCAGCCTGCCCCTTTTTGTGAATAACGGCATCAGCCGAACATCATGGCAAAATAATGCCACGAAGATACTCCGTCTGAAGTTTTAACATCCGCATCCCGTGTTGCCTCCGTAGCCACATCCGGCGCCAAAGCTAAAGCCTGTCGGGTTTACGATGGACGTGTACGGGGACATGACCGGATAAGACGGCACGGGTGTAGGTCTCAAAGCATTTAAGATGCTGTTTGTCTGTGCGTTGTTAGACAGCTGGAGCTGTGCGGACTGTAACTCGGTCTGCAAAGACTGTATCTTGTCCTGTGTAAACAGGTCGATGATGCGCTGTGTTCCGGCGTTCTGCGCGTCAATTACATCGCGGAATCCGTTGTTTACGGTATTCTGTAGGATGTTTGTCTGGGCTGCCATGTTGTAGTTTACGCCAGCAATAGCCTCACGGGTATCGCAGCAGCATTGCTGCATCTGATAACCCAGATTTGACAGGTTGGCGTTTACGCCAGCAAGGCCGTTGCAAAGCTGGCCGGAAAGGTTCTGGATCCCGTTTTCGATTCCCTGCGTGGAAAGCGCTGCGTCGATATCGGCACGGGTTGCATAACCCTGAAATGCAGGAGAATTTGCTCCTCCACCATTTCCGCCCCAGCCGCCGAAGCCGCCCCAGCCAAACATACCGAAAATCAGGAAAAGGATAATCCATGCACCCCAATCTCCGCCGAAGCCGTCATTTTTTCCTGTGCCGCCGGTTAATACGGCAACATCAGAAGCGGTTAAACCGTCTGTCATAGTAATTATCTCCTTCGATAATGTATTTACAAAACCGTGTGCACCCGGTTGTGTACTATTTAAAAAAGCCTTTAAACATTCCCTGCATCTGTTGTGCCATCTGCTGGGCTTGATTTAACTGTTGCTGGTTTATTTTGCCAGACTGTAAAAGTTTATTGATTTCCTCCTGTGGATTCCTGCCCTCCATCTCTTTCCGGAATCGTTGGAACTGTTCCAGCATTCCAGACATCCTGTTACCGTTCAGGGCCTCAAACAAGGGATTCGCCATGCCTGCCTCCTTCTGGCTTTGTTGCCGTTTCGAGATAACTATACAGCTCTTCGTATTTGCTTCTCAAATCGTCGTATTCTTTTCGAGTGACGTATTTATCATCTAAGTTTACTTCCGCCTGTTTCTGCTGATCTTGCGTGCCAACAGTGACCTCTTTGTAAGCAAAGGTTCGGAGAGCCGGCATCCCGGCGGCATCGGTAGTCTTTATATAAAAATTAGAGTTTTCGGAATCCATCAGAAGGACGCTTGTATTTGGAGCGACAAGATAAGATTTAGCTCCAGCCTCGCCTTGCACCCACAAAATCCCCTGATTTACCTGTTGCGTCTGCTGCGGCTGCTGATATTGAGCCTGCATCTGCGCCAGCCTGTCCATCTGCGGCTGTAATGGATTTATTTGTCCATACTGATACGGATTATAGCCATACCCTTGATATGGTAATGCCATGCCTGCGCCTCCTATGACTAATTCAATAACTTTCTATAGCTAAATTATGGCATAAAAAATAAGCCTCTGACAGTTCATCAAAGGCTTACAAAAGTATCAAATCAGCATACCCGTATTATCTTTTTGTTTATTCGCTGGCTCATTCTTTTCACAGTGGACACGCTCACGTTCATCATCTCCGCACATCTTTCCAGCTGGATATTCTGCGTCCGTAATTCAAAAAGCTGCCGTTCATCAGGTGTAAAATTGCAGTATTCGCGGAAAAAATCCAACTCAAATACTGTAAAATCACATACCTTCAAAATTACTCCCCTTATTGTGTTATTGTGTCTGTGCCAGATTAAGATGTATAGCCTGTATCGTTTCCATAGCGCCTATCTATCGCTCCCAGTAGTATATCGGGATCTCCTGTCCGCTGTCCCATGTGTCCCAGTAATGCCCATCCTTGACGCACACAACGTGCCCGTCTATCCCGAGCACATACGTCCCTGCTGGATGGTCTCGGCAAAAATCATCTACCGTGTAAACATGCTGTCCGTGGTCGTCTACGATATACCGGCGGAATCCGTTCTCGCGCAGATACGCGCCCCAGACTCTATTAGCACTTGGCATGTCAGACAACGAAAAACCATACACGGACAAACCTACATAAACTGTATCCCAATCTTGCCCTAAAGCCTTGCACAATGCGCGCACAGTGCAATCCCCTACTCTTTGCCATTTCGAGGGGTTTGGATTGTAATATTCAAATCGGTTCATCATTTCACCCATCGCTTTTATACACTTCCATTCTCCGCATATCTTTTTGCCCCTTTATTCGCTGCCTTTTGCTGCGGGTATCCAAATCCCGCCAATGTATTCCGATCATACTGCGGCTGCAATCCATGCTCTTCGCAATATTGATTGTAAGCCCTGTTCTGTCCCTGCAATCTGTAAGCCAGCTTGTCATATTCCCGCTGAAGCTTTTCCCGTTCCGCGCCGGACGCCCATGCAAGCTCTTCCTGTTTTACTATCAACTGTCGTTTCGTCTTTCGGATTCCGCGCTCCATAGCTCGCTGCTTCTGGCTGTCCTCATACCGTTTTAGATTCTCAGCATCGGTAATTTTATTTCCGCTTCCATCCAGCAGATTTCCTTCTGCGTCCCTCCACGGATTCCGCATCCGCTTGTCAAACAGCATATGCCCGTGACGACAGTTATAGCCATGCATCCCTCTCATATCCACAACCCTGCCTTCTCCCGTGGTTAGATCAATATCATACCCCGTCGATTCCAGCAGGTTCGGATATCCAGGCTCGCTTCCGTCAATTTTAAATACACGGCCCTGCCATTCGTCATGACCTGCAAGCAAGGGCTGCCCGTCGCGCCTTACTCTTGCCCCGAGGTGCGCCGAGGTTAACACATACTCTGTTCCGCTGTCCACGATATACCTGTTTGTAAGCTGCGCCGCTGTCTGGTTCATTGACGTCACTACACAGCATCGTACCGCAGATTCCAGCGTCCTTCGCGTCCCTGTTGGGTAATCCACCATAACGCCGCGTCCCGCATACGCATCCAGCACATCCGCTATGGCTGCGGGATAGCTTTGCACTCCGCTTGCTACCCTTACATCGGCTTCGTCGAGCAGCGACACAAGGTCTTTTTGGCTTTGTTCCAGCGTCGTCCTTGTGAGGTTCTTCAACTCCGCCCGGCTTTTTATGTACTCTGCTTCAATAACAGCCATATATCGTGCATTTTCAAGCGGAGACTGCGCCGCGATACCCATTTCTGACAGTGTAACCGCATCATCTTCCCACGATGTCAGCACGGCACCACGCAGGAGCTTCCGCAGTTCTTTTTCGCTCAGGTCTGTCAGTTCCATGATACGCCGCTGTATCTCATCCCGGCTTTCCCCCAACTGCTCCAGCCTGTACAGCAACCTGTCCGCCGTGGCTGTGATTTTCCCGGATTTTAAAATCCTTCTGGCGATATCCCGCAGGATAAAGTTTTCCAGCCGTTCATAGAGTTCTAATATCCGGTCAGCTTTCCCTTCAAAATACTCTGGTCTCAGCATCACTCTTTCCCCACCGTTTTTCTCACAAGATTCAGCCAGTCGTCTTTATGCCGCCTTTTGGCTTCCTCGAACCATTCAGACGTTGTTCCCGGCTCGTGATATTTAATCCGTCTCTGCGTCGGGCTTTTGCTGGGAGGGGATGTCCACCCTATGATGTTCCCCTCTGCGTCTTTAAGCGGGATATTCGGACCGTACACAACGCCCTTGTACAAATAATGAGCATATGGCGTGTCATACTCAACGATGCCGCCGTATACCCCGTCTGGATATCTTACACTGTTTCTTAGTGCACCCTGCCGGAATGGAACGAAGGGGGCGCTGTCCGCCACTACCTGCATATTCAAAAGCTTCTGGGCTTCCAGCAGATTATCGTCTATGCGGGACGTATCGAGCTTAATCTCCACGTCCCCAACTTTCGTATCCAGTTCCATTCTACCACCTCCCGCATTTTATGGCGTACCCTTATTTCATCTTTGCGTATCCCACGCTCATCCCTGCGCCAGCATCGTTTATCACGGTCGTTGTTGGGGAATACGTCCGAAGTGCGGAGTAAGCGGCAAGGTCGGCAGAGGAAAGAGGAGTCTCGATGGGTGTGGCGAGAACATACCAGAATTCGCATCCATTAAGAACTTCCCTTATAGTTTCAGGAGTTTGCGTGTTTTCAGCAAATCGAAAATAAATAAACATATCTGTTACTGTAAACGTGTTTGCTTCAAACATGTTTTTGCACTTGAATTTATTTGAAAAACCAAAACTTAAAAAATTTTTATCAATTTCACTTTTAACGGCAATGATGTATTGGTCGACCCCATCTCGCGTGGATGGGGCGATTAAGTTTTCCCCTCCGGATGAAATATATTTCGCGATCCTCTGCACATACACTCCCTTTTTAAAATCCACCTCGTCGCATACCCACTGCTGACCTTTCTCGTCCGTATAATTGCCGCCGGAGGATACGGGTATGCCAGGTAGACCGTTTGGTGTTGGAACGATGAGCGTCTGGGCTGGCTTGTAGGGTTCGTAGGAAGTCGCCGTGGATCCCAGTTCGATTTGAAGTAGTTCCGATTCTGTGCAAATATGAATCAGATCATTATTAGAGCCCAAAATGCCAGAAATTAAACAAATTATTACTCCATTTTCCTTCGCAGTATAAGTAACAAAAGTATCGGCGCGACCTCCGAATTTATAACCAATTACATTTGCAAAATCCAAAGCATCATTCAGATTTGCATATTCAGCAATTCTAAGTGATGCATTATCGTTAAGGTTATAACCTGAAAAAGTGTATTTTTTACCAGCTAAGGCATTGATTGCGTAGCAAATTCCATATGTTGCATATGATGGCTTGTATGGAAAAACAACGTCACCATCCAATTTAATTATATAAGCTATACCATTAGAATAATTGCCGTAAAACTTTCGCCCGGCAATCAAATTTTTCCCACACACCTCCACGCTAATTTCCCCAGCATCCCCTACGCTTTCAATTTCCTGCGGATACTCCGGTGACGGGGAGGGCTTGCCGCCGGTGTAAGGTTCCCAAGGGAGAGAAGTGGATCCGGAGTTCAGCATAATCATTAAAATTCCATTCGATTCTACTCCATTTTCAATCAGAAAATTGAAAGTTAATTTTACGTCCTCTTGTATTGATATTTTCTGGCTGTATCCAGTTTGAATATATCCCGATGATCCTCTCCCAATAATTGTATATCTTGCTTTTGCTTTTGAAGTACCAAATACAGAAAATACATAATCTCCTTTAGATAGACTAAGAAAAGTCAGCGAAGAATAAGGATAAATTATTGCATCCTCTTTGGAGATTCCTTCTAGTTTCCATGCCGAAATTCCAATTGGGGTTTTTGTTACTCCGTTTACTGTTGTTACTCCATAAGAATCGTTTAATGATATTAACTGCGCCCCAGTCGTGCTCACCTGCGTTGATTTGCCGTAGAGGGTAAGGGATTCCAGCCCACGATTCCCCTTTGAATTTTCCAAGAGGGCGGGGTTGCCGGTAACGACCGTGAGCACAACGCTGTACGCATCGGCTACCAGCACCAAGAAATGCTCCTCTCGTGTCACAGGCGGAAAGACTTTCCCCTCTCCGCTGGCAATCGCCGCCCAGTAATATTCTAATCGTGTCACAGGCGCAGGGATGCTTCCGCCCCATACTCCTGCTACCTTTGCCATGTAATACTGCAATCTCGTGACGGGCTGCGGGGTATTGCCGGAATAATCCCCTGCCATAGTCGCAAGGTAGTATTCTTCAATTGTCACTGGTTCCGGCGTGTTTCCCTCATATGTCCCTGCAATCTTTGCAAGATAATACTCTTCTCTGGTTATCGGCTCCATCTTATTCCTCCCCGAACAGCCCCGTTTCCTTCGGCTGCGCTTCCGTCACCATTGCCTTCGCATCTTCCTTTGTCATGCCCTCGAATTTGGCAAAATACATCCACGCGGGCACCTTGCCCTGCACAACATAGCTCCACCAGCGTGCCCGATCCTCTTCGCGGTTGTACGTAATATCGCCAAAATCGTACACAACCTCATAAACCCCGACAGGGGCAAGCGCATACAGATCTGCATACACCGACATGGCATAGATAGCATCGTTCAGGCAACTTTCCAGCTTGTCTCGCACATCCTTGATAAACTGGATGGTTCGCTGCTGCTCCGCTTCCACGCCTGTCGCCGTTTGGATGCCGCTCGCTTCGTTAAAGACAAAATAGCCGTTCGAGAACCCGCATTTATACCCTATCTGGGACAGGAGAGCATTGATTCCGTCAAGGCGTGTGGCTGTATTGAGCTGCGGCGTAATCTCCTGGTAAAACTCTTCCGGGCTGTTGCCAAACACATTTTTTACATAATGCGGTAGCTTAACGTCGGGGATGCGCCCATTAAGATTCGTCCCGCTGTCAAACATCAGCCTGTCATCTGCAAGGATGATCTTCTCGCTGTCATATATCTCACCGGCGTTCCGGCTGTATGCGATGTCCAGGTCTTTCATTTCTTCGATGGCTTCTGCGTATATCGGCATTCCCAGCGGAGAGGAAAGATCTATGTTGTTTGCAGCAGGGGTGCGGAACACTCCGTACATGGGGGAATCAAGTCTTTCGTTCCCGCCCTTGAGAATCGGCGGCGTTTCCTCCAGCAGATCAGCCCACTTTGTCTGCTCCAGCGGGATAGGATCGCCGAGGGATTCGCTGCTCTTTGATACATATGCCCTGTTGGATATCACATACGGGTATATCACGCCCGCCTCCGTCCTCGTCTCGACAAACCTATGATACTCCAAGCGTGTATAAAACTTTTCGTTAGCCGCATAGCTGTCTTTAAACACAACGCCCGTTATATTCCCGTTATCGTCCTGCTCCGTCACGAAAAATTCCAGAGGGGTAAACATATCAAGCCCGTCGCCATTAGGCTTTATGATGATCGTGCCATAAGCACAGCCATACTCTACCCAATGGCGCAGGCTATAATATACTTTATCAATCTGCTCCTGTAACCACGCCCCTCGTGCGCCGCCGTCAATCTGGATTTTAATCCCCAGCGTGACGAGCCGCGCCGTTTCGGAGCATACCGCCTTTGCAAAATTTATAGTCTTTATTCGATTTTCTGCGTCCAACCAGTACGGCGCGCCGCGGTAGATGTTGGCACACTCTACAACCTTTGCCATCATCTGCGCTGACGTGGTATCCTTTACTCTAAAATCTTGCTCAGCCTGCTTTTTAAATATCATGCCTATCCACCTTTTTACAGTTGCTATTAAACCCATTATGCGCTATGCCCTCTTCTCATCGCCATAGGAGATATAGCATACCGCAAAGCGTCGATCCAGTGATCGTTGCCATCCGGGTAATCTGCAATTACCTCCCCATTGCTGTCTACTTCATGTTCATATTCTATGATTTCCTTGTATGCCCTCGGCGTTCTGTCCGGGTCAATAACAATCGTCCGGCATTGCAGCCACTCAAAGGTGTACTTCCGGCTCCCCGGCGTTACAATGGCGTTTCGGGCAGGGATCCCGGCATCCCGAAGGTCCACAATGCTCTCCTGTTCATCCACGCCGCACATCAGCGCATAGTCGTCGTATCCCTTGTCTTTTATCATCTGCGCCATATCTGCGTTCCTTATCTTGCATCCGCCCAGCTCATCCAACAGTACAATCTTCTCCTTATTCGACACATATGCCGCCCGGATAAAGGCTTTCGGGTCCGGATACCATCCGAAGTCTTGCCCTTGATAAATTGACTGGTATGTCTGGATCTCCTCGTCGGTTATCGTGCGGATCTCCAGCATGTCAAAGATATTTGTTCCCAGTCCCACAGGCTCGCCCAGGTACTCATGCCTGTACGCCCGCTCATTTGTGGCTCTTAAGTGCTCGGCGTCGGATATAAACTGTTCGCCCAGCCAGTCAGCCGGAACGCTGGTGTAATCGCTCTTGTGGTGGTAACTGTCCTCTCTCGGCTCGTTGACATACACGTTTGCCCAGTTGCTCCGGCTGATCGGAGGGTTGAATGATTTGAAAACGATGAATTTACTGCCGCCACGGAGAACAGACTGCTGTACTGTACGGATTTCTTCAATCCCGGCGAACTCGTCAAGTTCCTCGAACCAGAGATACTTAAAATACCCTCGGCTCGTCTTAATTGACTTCGTTTTCTTTGCCTTGTCCAGCCCCCGGAAAATGATCTTCTGCCCGGTAGGCTTATACACATACTGCATGGGGCTGACGCTGGATGCCCACAGGTCATTGGCTCCCAGCGCGTCAATCGCCCATGCAATCTGTTCAAAGACGGATTCCCTCAGTGTATTACCAACCTTACGAAATACTACCGCATTGCTGAAAACGCCGTCCTTTGCGTCCTGCATCATCCCCAAGACTATCTCAACGGATATGAACGAGGACTTGGTTGAACCTCGCCCGCCGTACAGGTCGTAGTATGTATGCTTCCCGTCCAGGATATCCCAGTGGACAGGGTAAAACGCCGGGGCTATGATGTCAGTAAGGTTTACTGTATTCGTCTGTTCCATGCTTTTATCACAGTCTCTAAAGCGCTTCCATCCGGTTTTCCTTTGGAATAGCCATCAACTAAGCACTTTGACGTTGCGCCGCACTCCCTGCACACAACTCTTACCCCATCATCGATATGTACAACTGCATTTCCCCCGCAAAACGGGCACTTCTTTAATTCTTCCATGCGCTACTCTTTCCCCAGCCTCGGTATGTTATTCACAATAACGATTCCGCCGGTATCTGCTTTCATTCCCTCTGCGCGTTCCAGGCGCTTCATCAGCTCCCGACCGGCAGCCATGCGGGTGTCGAGAGAGGATTCCAATCCGAACTGGTCTTTTACCTCCCCCCGTAGAACGGCGGTGTAAAATCTCTGCACCTCGGCGGCGTCCGCTATGCGGGAATCATCAATCTGTTTCTGGCGCTCTGCGATGTATGCAATTATCTGAGGCTTTCTTAGGTTTTCGGAGCCTGTGGCGTATGCCGCTTTCTCCTTATACCCTGCCCGCTTCGCCGCCTCTGTCGCATTCCCGCAGGCTATATAATAATCCGCAAACGCCTTTTGCTTTGGTGTTAGCATTTAACCACCGTCCTCTATTCCTTTATGAGATCAAAAATACCACCGTAGAAAGCGATATAATCCCAATTTGACATATGATTTTTACCCCGTCACTCCTCGTCCCAATCATAAGCCCGAGTAGGAATGCTATTATCATTCCTGACGCGGAAAGATACCACGGTATCATTTCTCTAATCATCCTGTCCCCATCCTTTCGTCTGTTCCCATATGTCCGCCAAACACTTTACCGCCTCAATCGCGCTCGCCGTTCGCAATATCTCGTAGTCCTTCATCCTCCATCCGTTCCGCCCGTTTTGAAGTGTAAGTGTTGTTAAGATCCACATCGTTATCATCCTGTCCTGCTCTTCGCTGTAAAACTGGCTGGTAGAAATTTTGATTACGAGCCCCGTTGACAGTATGGCGCGCTGAAGCTTTTTCATGACGGCATTACAATTCATATCACACCCCCATACAGTTCTTATTCTATTTTACCATTCTCGTTTCCTGATCCGCGTACCCCTTTTACACAATTGCATTTCCTTCCAGTATCATATAGCTGTTGTATAGATATATCGTTTTCCTGCGATACCCATAAAAATCTTTCCTCCCGATAGGGATGTTGCATATCTTTGAGATGTTGTCATACCCCAGCCCTGATGTCAGGCTAAAAAACAGATATTGCGCCAACTCTGCATATGCGCTTTCCGCAGCCAGAAGCAGCAGTTCCAATTCCCTACCCTTTGCGTTTTTGCACTTGTCTTCTATTTTTTTTACCTCATTGTATGTCAGACCGTAACCATTAAAGTATGTGTCCCTTGTTCCCACATTCCCCACCTTCTTTCTTTTTGCTTTATTTTTTTGTTACCCTATCCCAGTCCCGCAGGATTTATCTGTGTAGACAGAGGGAACCAGCACACAAGCTGGCGCGCCGGACGCTGTCCTGCGTTGTCTCGCTCTGCTTTTCCTGCAGCCGCCTGATCTGCTGCTCGGTCTCCCGGATCAGCTCACAGGCGTCTATGTAGTCGGATAAAAGTTTCTTATCCATCGGTGCCACCTTCTTTCTCATCCACTTTCTTACTTAAATATCAGTTTTATTGAGAATCTGATTTCTCATAATTTGCAAATTCAGTTTCATAATTTGGTTTATGAAGAGCTAAATCCATTGTGTCAATGCAATCATAACAAGGTGCTTCAACAGTCATCTTCCCTCTATATTTGCACGTTCCACAAGGTGCATAATCTTTTCCATCTTTCAAAAACCCTTTCATTTTTAATCCTCCGCTAAATGCTCACTTAAGCAAATTTCAGTTGATTTTCGCTGTCATTTATTCTCAGATTCGGAAGTCTTTCTCCAATTTTAAGGTATGAGCAGTTCGCCCTGACTAATGTTTCCGCCATAACTGGCACAACACTATTCCCAAGCCTTGCAACCTGCTCTTTAATCGGGTATGGCTTCCAGTCAATATCGCGGTCGATTATATAATCATCCGGGAACCCCTGCATCCGCTTCAGCTCCTCCGGTTTCAGCATACGCAGAAAAATGTCTTTGATTATATATGCCTCTCCACCTATATCCAATATCACATTTACAAGCCCGAACCGGTCTTTTGTCGTGATTGTGTCTAATGGTCTGTCTATTGTCTGGCAGCCCCCGCCAGAACCATAATATTTAATCAGAAATGCGCTGACTAATCCGAAATGCCCTGGCGATGTTGTTATCGTGTGCAACGGTTCATCGCATCCTTGTCCAATGCCGCTCTTGTAAAACTTTGTAATAAACGCTGTGACAAGTCCGTACCGGTTACTGGTATCTATAGTCTTGATCGGCTCCGATAGTAACTGCCCTCTGGCATACCCGGCTTTCTGCTCCCCGTGATACTGAATGACAAATGCCACCGCTCTTTTGTCCCGAACCACGTATGGCTCGCTTTCCAGAATATACTTCCGGATTCCGTTTGCAATTCGTTTCTGTGTGGCCTCTGCCAGCGGTTTGGGTCTATCAAATATAGATTTTCCCAAATCAGACCAGTCGATGTACTTGCCACATTGCTTCCACTTTGGCTCCGAATCTTTAAAGTGTGTTTGCTCCGGCCAGATAATATCTTTCCCATCTCTTCTGAAGATTGCATACCAGCGTTTCCGCGTTGTCGGTGCTCCGTAATCAGCAGCCACCAGTTCCCTACTATCGAATATGTAGCCCAATCCCTTCATGGCAGATATAAATTTCTTGTAATCCTCGCCCAGGCGTTCTTTGATAGGATGTCCATTTTCATCAAGCGGGCCCCACTGTTGTATTTCCTCAACATTTTCCATGATAATCACATCGGGCAAGATTGCTTTTGCGTGCTTGTATACCGCCCACGGAAGGATTCTCAGCCCACTTTTTCGGGGCTGTCCTCCTTTTGCCTTACTATGGCTTGTGCAATCTGGCGATGCCCACATTAGCGCAACACGACGCCCTTTTACATATCTTTGCAGGTCAACCTTAAAAATGTCCTCTGTCAAATGCAGCGTGTCCGGATGGTTGACTTTGTGCATGCGGATTGCCTGTGGATCATGGTTGATTGCAATATCAACTGGTCTACCCAATGCCATTTCAATTCCCACACTTGCTCCGCCTCCTCCTGCGAAACAATCTATTATCAACTCTCTCATAACCTGCTGTCCCCCAAAAACGTGCTTGCCATCTGCTCCTGCCAGCTGCAGGAGGTGTTCTCCTGCGTCGGATCCAGATCAGCCGCATCCTTTCTTCCAAGCAGGCTGCATTTTTCTTTCAAGTTCTCAACTTCTTCCGGGCTCAGCCCTGTATCTTCGTACTCCATCAGCTTCCAGAGTGCCCCATACAGCTTTTCCCGCAGTTCTCCCGTGATAACCTGCCCCTCATGGAGCTGCTCCCAGCGGACACCTTTCAGATGCCAATTTCCCTGGTCGTCTTTTTCTGTCAGTCTATTCATATCATCCTCCAAATTTATGCTGCAGATTCACTCCCGCCTCCGTCCGGCAGGCTGCAACCAACTTCTTTCTGTCAAAATTATATTCCGTCTCGATCTCATAGATCTGCCCCATCAGCCGCACAAGCCTGTCTTTTCCAAAACCATACTTACGATGCAGGGAAAGAAACAGGCACGCCATCAGCATTGCGTCGATCCATTTCTTCTGGCGCTGTCTCATGTAGATCATCTGTGCAACGGACATCTGTCCCATGTCGATCTGTGCATTGAGATACGCCAACTCCCTCCAGCCTTTGTCCATGTTTGGAATCCTCAGTTCAATACCCGATTCATTTTCCAGCATCTGGATCATACTGATCTGGTTTGTGGCTCCACATTCATTCCACGTCTCAAGCGTTTTATCAAAAATCCTTCGGATCCGTTCTGGCCCCCATCCTTTATCCCAGTACCGGGCAAAGGCAATTGCTGCCGCACTGTAAATCAGATCGACCTGCTTACGCATCTCCTGATTCAGCTCACGGTTTACTCTTTTCAGTACGTCCATCCTCGTGCTCCTTCCTGGCCGGCTTTCCGCAGCTGGTCGCATCCTGAATTTCCACGATCGTCTCTCCAATCTTGTACAGCACCGCCGCGCCGATGCCGATCAGAGTAAGCAGCCCTAAAATAAACAATGCGGTTTTCATCCTTGCCTCTCCTTTCCTTTCGCCATCTGTTCTTGATGCTCATCTTCCAGCCGTGCGATCAGCGCCATGCAAAGCTTACGGACAAATACTGTTGACCCGTATTTTTTTGCAAAGAGATCCATCTCCCGCAGCGCCTCGTCCCACCACTCATCATTCTGTTCCGGGATCCAGTATTTCTGACACAGCCCCCAGAACTCCATGAACATCATCCATTCCTCTGATCCTTTTTGAAATTTTACACTCGCCATATCATGTAAACGGGCACTCTTCCGCTGGCTCCTGCCATTCCCCGGCATCCCGAAACCTCATCTGGTCGCCGTCAAAGCGCAGCTCCATCTTACCCGTTTCCCCCTGTCTGTTTTTCTCGATCTTGCAGCCTTTTTTCGACCGGTCATCCTCCGACATATTCCAAAGTAGAATAATTACGCTTGCGTCCTGCTCAATGTCGCCGGATTCCCTCAGCTCCGACATGGATGGCTCCCTTGTCTCCCGCCCCTCCGACGCACGGTTGAGCTGCGACAACAGGATGATCGGGATCTGCAGCTCCATTGCCAGAGCCTTGATTGCCTTGCTGATCGCACCGACTTCCGCCACGCGGTTGCCCCTATAAAAGGTATCTGACCGGATCAGCTGCAAGTAATCAATCACGATTACATCAAAACCCATGTGCCGGCTTTCTGCCCGGATCTCACTGACCGTCTTTGCACCGGTTGAAATGACGATGTTCGAACGTCCTGCCAACGCGTCATTTGCCTTTTTAAAGCGTTTTTCTTCGTCGCCTAAGAACTTCACGGCTCTGCGGATTCTTGTCAATCCCAAGCCGCTCTGCGAAGCCACGAAGCGCTCATACAGCTGCTTGTCCGACATTTCCAGATTGTAAAAACCGATTTTCTTTCCCTGCTCCGCCAGGTTCGTAGTGATCTGCGTGACAAGTGCCGATTTTCCGACCGCCGGCCGCGCACCAATCACGATCACGTCCCCGCCTTCCAGCCCGCCGATCATATCATCCAGATGTGGTATTCCTACTTTTATACCGCCCGGACGCTCACAAAAATAACTGTTTTGATACTCTGCCACGATCTGTGCCAGCGTCTTAGCTTTCGCCGCCTTATCATCCCGCAGCGCTTCCAGATCCGTCAGCAGCTTCCCGATCTGGTCATTGACACCCACCGCCGTGACCCTTGTTGCTGCCAGCAGTTTTCCGACCTGCGCCGCCTTGTAATCGTCCCGCACAGCCTCCGCATAGCTTTTGACCTGGGCTGATGTAACCGTCACGCTGACGCATTCTTTCAGCGCTTCCGCAACCACGCTTCCCGGGTATTTATCGCCGCCCAGCCGCTCCCGAACTGTTACCAGATTTACTGTGTATCCGTTTTCGTATCCCCGCAGGTACTCTAGATACACGAGCCCCAGCAGCTCTGCGGTAAACATTTCCGGTTCAAGGATCGCCGCAACCCGTTCTATCGCATCCCCGTCCATCAGCAAGGAGCCGACAACATTCTGCTCTGCAAAATAACTCATATGCCTATCCTTTCCAGAAATTCATTCAACGGCATCGGCAGCTCTTCTCTGTCAAGTTCGCAGGCTTGCACATATGCGATAACAGTGCTTTTGATTCTTGCCACTTCGTTCCACCTTTCTTCCGGCGACATGTCCCTGACCTTATCAACAAATCTTTTAAACGCTTCATTTCTTCGGCCCATATCATATTCCGGATAGTAGTTGGCGAACCGGTCAAACAGCTCCCTTGTGCTTACCTTCCTTACAGTCTTCCCCGCGGCTTCCCTCAGTTCTGCGATTGTCGGAAAAAAGCGGTTGTCTCTGATATGTCTTATTACTGCCTGGTCAAGATCCTCTGCTTTCAAATCACTCAGACCCCTGTACCATATCCTGAGAAATTCCAGCCTCTTTTCATAGTCCATTTTCTCAAAACGCGCTGGGTACGCTGCTTCCAGCATATCTATGATTTTTGTAAATTCATTCCTGTTCATGTGGTTTCCTCCAAAAACCTATTGACCGGCGACTGAGACGCTTTCCGACTGCCGCCCCTGTCCTGCTCCTTTGCCAGCCATGTATTGACAAAGCGTACGATCCCGCGCCGTGTCTTCCTCTTCGCCGGATTGCCCTCGCACCAGCCTTTCATCTTCCGCAGCTCTGCCATAATATCGACAGCAGGATACAGCTCATTCCAATGATCAACCTCAACCTGCGTGATTCCGTAATACGTTTTATCATTCAGCGGCAGTGTAATGACCGACGGCGCGGAAGGCGGTTTTTCCGGCTCCGTGCAATATATATTCTTTTCTTTACTTTTATTTACTTTACTTTCCTTTATGGCATAAATCTCGGATTTACTCTGGTTTTTCTCGGAAAAACTCCCGTTATTCTCGGAAAAAACTGAATTTTGGGTATACTTTATAAAAGGTAGCGTTTCCTGCTCATTTAAAAGCCAGATCTGTTTGTCTACCTCTACCCCCGATTTCGCAGCTCGTCCCTTGACAGCCTCTTGAAAACGGCATTGTATTCCATGGGAGGTGATGACAGTGACCGGAAGAAGAAGTATGCTCGTGAGTAGTGACCGCTCCAACAAGTATGACAGCACCTGCTTTACCTTTTCGCCGCTCATACCGAGATCATCTGCAATGATATATGTGTAATCATCGTCATACTCGATATAATAGCCATTTCGATATATCTCGCACAGCAGGTACAGATATACCGTGATCCCGTCCACCCCAAATCGGCTCTTTAGGATCTTAATCTTTTTGTCCGAAAAAAAATCTACGTCAAAAGGAAAGTAATCTATGCCGGTCTTTCGTGGTCGTCCCATTCTTCCAGCCTTTCCTTATGCGGCCCACCTTCCGGTAGGCCGCTCTTTTTTAATAAATTACAGTAAACATACCTTCCGGCAGATTGCGTCCGCTTAACTGTTTAATAATGTATGCAGCAACATCACTCATCGCTTCGTTTCTCCACGCCCCGCCATCCGCTTCAAACAGCGCACAGGACACGCCGCCACGGTCACTGTCCCGCATACGGAAGATGAAGGAGCTTTCCGGCTGCTCAACTTCCAAGAATGTCCGGTACGGTGCAAGGATCACTGGATTCGGTACGATCGCATCTGTTTTAGAGGAAATACCGCTCTTCACAGTCGCCTTCTGTGTCACACCATCGTCCCCGTACTGCGCTACAGTACCGGATTCTACCGTACCTGCAAACTTTAAAAGCAGCTCCCTGTCGTCTCCCGGAAGGAATTTTGCCTGTAATGCGATCAGGAAACGCTCATGATCCATATATGTGTCATAGCTAAATTCCGGGATCTGTGCTTCCACAATTGCCAGCGTCTCTCGCATCCGGTCAAAATTGAGACAGGAAACCAGATCAACGCGGGTCGGCGATGTCACATGGACCATATATTTTCTACACGCGTCTAGCTCATCCACATTGGAAGAAATATAATCCAGAAGGCTTGTGAGCGTCCGCATCTGGATCGGCTCTGCCCGCATTTCCTGCGGGATCCTTGTCATCCGCTTATCTGTGTATGTATCCCCATTTATCTCAACCACATGCGGCGCTGCCTGCTCTGCGATGTACTCCATTGCATTTCTTAAATCCATGATCCTGTCCTCCTTATGCTTCTTTCGTTCTAAAATCCATTACTTTTCCAATAACTTCGCCCGTTTCTGTGTCTACAACTTCTTCGCCGACAACCACCCGTTCCGGCTCCGCTACTGTTTCAGCAGCCTGTAGCACATCTGCAAAAGACATCTGACCCTTGACCTGTTTGCCATATTCTTCCGCATATACCTGACCTGTGCGCAGATCCTTTCCAACTGCCATGCGCGTCTGGATCGCCGTCACAGGCGCGATCTTTGACGTTACAGATACATCCACCGCCATGTCATCGCGGCTTTCGTTCTGCGAAAATGTCAACTTAATATTCAGCTCTCTGGACTTCTTCCAAGGCGTGTTTGGATCCTGCATATTTTCTAACACAACCTTCAACGCGGTATTTGCTTTCTCCAGTAACGATCCGCCGCAAAAATCGTTCAATGAAATGATGTTCTCCATAAAAATCTCCTCCTTTCGATGGGATGCGCCGCTTGCCCCCGGCGCTGGGGTAACAGGAGGTATCCTGTCATGCCCGTGATATATACGCCCCAACAAGTCCCGAATCAGTAGTTTCTTTCGCCTTTTGGCGGGTGTTTCAACCCATCACTGGCTATCTCCGTATAACTCCATAAAATCTTCAAATCTCATGGTAACGAGCCAGCCGCAATTATTTTTTCGATGGAATACGGTCGGCTTCTCGTCTGTCTTTGCATCCGCAACAGACTGCGCCAAAGCATCATACAGGTTCAGGCGCTCTACCCGCTTGCATTCGATGTGTATCCCCGGTAGCCCAACCACATCAGCGTCGCCGTTCGAACCACAGTATTGTTGTCCTCTGCGCGCTTCATAGCCGTATTCCTTCAGTTTCCGCGCAAGCTCTCGTTCTCCACTCGCGCCCTTGTTCCTGCTGTTCGTTTTCCTCATCCTCCTTGTAGATAATTCCATATACTTTATACATTTTTTGGAAGCTCTCCCTTCCACGCTGATGCGCGTTTGTGTGATGCTCCCGGCATAGGCATATCTTTCGATGGTCCGAATCGTCTAGGGTATTGCGGTTGTTCCCCATGCCGATAGCATCCCAATGATGTATTTCCCCATCTCTTCCGCATATCGCACATTTTTTATGCTTTATACAAAAATACAGGTATCGGTTAATATCATCGGTACGTTCCACAGCGTTATCCGTTAATGGGATTCCATTTTCCACCGCGTACTCCAATATGGTGTTAATAAACTCCCGCGCCGTATCCATAGAGCAGTCTGCAAGGCTAAAATATCCGCATCCTGTTTTCACGATATGTAAGTATTTCAACCACTCCTTCTGCTCCTCTGGAAGATAGCCAGTATAAGATGCTATGTCCCGGATCGTCGCATATGCCTTTTTACGCTGCTCGGCGGATATATGCCGTCCATCATCCAGCCGGATTTCTGCATCTTTTATCTTTTTTTGACTAAGGACCTCGCCGAGACCTTTAATCGGGACGGAGATAATTAAGTCTGTCCCCTTTTCGGTGTCCTTGTACTTTTCTATCCTCACAAACGCATTCATGATTTTCCTTTGCCCCTTATGTCATACACAAAAGCCATTTTGTTAATGGAGGTATTTTTAATAGCAAGTGCCACAATCCGGGAATCTTTGTAAATGATCTGCGTGACATGGAAACGATCGTATGTCGTAAATTTAGGCTTTGTCCCGGATATTTGCACTTTATCAGATGGAATCCATATAAACGGCGCAGTATACAGCTCTCGCCCTATGCCCCAGTTAAAACAGGCGCGTTTAAAACTATCGGATGCAAGTCCTTTTTCCTTTGCCGAAAAGGATTCTATGCCCGTGTCCTCTTTTGATATCCAAAGTTGCTTCTCGCTGTCATAAATGCTTACGGTACAATTCGCATTATCCCGCGTATGCTTCCGCTCCCAGTTCATCGGGCCTACAGCCTCGTCGAGGATGTTCATGTCACATCTTGCATCCTTATACAGCAATAGTGAGCAGCCGTTCTCTTTTACTGTGGACACGCGGCATTCAATCTCATCCGCCCTCAGCTCTCTAAATTTATTCATGTCCGCCTCCTACTTAATCCGAAGATGCTCCCCGCGCTCCTTCAATTCAGCAAATGTGAGGGTTTTTCCTGCATTCAATGCCTCTCTAATCTTAGACGTGTCAGGGATTTTCTTCATGTAATCGTCTGGGACTGCCGTATCATCCACTTCCATCGGAGCGACGCCGCCGTTTTTGCAGATTGCAAACGAGTAGAGGTTTGTTTTAAACTTCTTCCGGTCGCAAAGTACCATTGCTCTCTTTAGCCTGTCTTTCAGCATCGCGCTCCGTCCGTGTAACTGCTCCGCGCGCGCCGCAAGGCGATCAGCTTCTTTTTCAAACTTCGCGGCTTCCGAATCCAGCTCCGCCATAATGATTGCGTAATTCTCCGCCTTTTCTTCTAGTTCGCCGTCCATGCCGTCCAGCGTGTCTTCGATAACCTTCATCTCCAACTCATCCGCTGATTCCATCATTTCATATAGTTCCAAATACTGCCCTGTGATCTCATATAATGTGCTCATCTTCTTTGTTTTCCTCCTGTTCAATCTCCTGCGTTATCCGCATTATTCTTCTCAGGCGCTTATGCGCCTTTAATTCAGTTCCCGTATCCAGGCTTTCATTGTATTCATCTATCGGCTGTTCTGTATACATGTTACTCATCCTTCCACATGTCGCGGAATTTATCAAAAAACTCATTCACGGCCTTATTCATCTCTTCCATCTCTGGTATCGTTTCATTTTTTTTCTTACATGCTTCTATCATGCCAACGTAAAGCGTTTTTTTCATGATACTCTTCGCATCTTCATACGATACCCCAGCATCTAATAGGCTTTTCGTTACCGACGCAGACGCTACTGCAAAATCTCTAAGGACGTTCAACCCCGTCCCCATAATTCTCACTTTGCCATCTTCTGATAAAATCATTGCATTCTCTCCATTCTTGTCTTATAATAAAGATGATCTCCACAAAAGATCATCCGATGCAGAGCCAGTCCCCCAAGATTACAGCTCTGCATCATTTTTTTTTGACCATTTCCCGCGCGCCGATCAGAAACGCTGCCGCTGCGGTAATTGCCAGCGTCGCTGGGAACCACTGCAGGTCTGTGGTTTCCCACAGGATCACTGCCGCTGTCAGGCAGTTTGTCGCGATCCCAAACATTACATCTTCCATAGCTTGTTCACCTTACTTTCTTTCTCTCCCGAACATCTGTAAGATCTCGTCATCCGTAAAATGTAATACTCTGTCAAGCGCCCAGATCTCTCCCAACCGGATTGTTTCGCCCTCTGCTTTCCGCTTTACGAGGGTGTTTCTGTTTATTATGTTCCGGCGGTCAAGGTCTTTCCCTGTCAGCCCGCTGCGTGCCAGTCCGACATTGATGACGCGCCGGACGGCTTCTTTGCGGTCCGCATACACCCCAAGTGCTTTTGTTTTCGGCATCTCTTTCACCTCCACATCCAATATAGATTTGATAAAATCAGCGCGGCCATCGTGATTTCCCACGCTATGCGCCATCTCTTTGTCTCCTGCTTTGCTTCTTCGATGACTTCTACTGCAAAGCTGTCTTCTCTTTCGTTAATATCCATACCTCCTATCTCTTGCTTCCTGCTTATCCCCGTCCTATACTGTACTCACAGGCTCCCGCCAGAGCCGAGTACAAAAGAAAGGAGCAATTCTATGCAGACAAATTCTGAAAAACTTCTAAATTTTATGAGAGAAAACCGAGAACGAAAAAATAATCACTTCCATGATGAAGATTTTTGCTCTTTTGGATTCCCTCCTGAATATTTAGAACGTTATCTGGATGAGTTAGAACAAGCCGGATTCATCTCTGTGAATCGTCAGTGGATTATGATGTCATACTCACTTCTCTAACGCTTCTCTAACAGCATCCTTAATAGTATCAAGGGTAGTGGATTGTTTTTTTGTCTCTGCCCTTGATATTAGGTTTCGTTCAGGCAAAAAACTGAAATCTCCAACGTCAAGCGAAAGATTTAATACCGGAGATTTTTCACAGCCTTCCGCTGAAAATGTAACACTGCGAACTCCCTGTGAAATATTTACCCCGTCAATCCAGATTTCAACGCCACGCTTCCCTGTCATTTCCATTCGGAATTTAGGGACACGGTCACATTCCCTATTTAAATACTCGCTCATTTCTCTCACCTCCCCTCTTCGCCGCTTACTGCTTTTTCTTTTTTCGCAGAAGCTTTGGCATTCCTTTTCACGCCTGCTTTGCTTGCCAGCGCTTCGGCGTATCCCAGAAAATATCCTTTATCTCTTTCGGACATATTAGGAAGCGCCTTGCCGATCGTGACGATTATGTCCTTTTCTTTTTCGCTCAATGCTCAACCTCCTTGTTTGTTTTGTTAAGCACATTATAACGGTTTTTTATGTGCTTGTCAATACATTTTTAGAATAATTTTGTGCTTTACAAACGTTTCATTATGGTATATAATTACTCTTGCAAGGAGGTGAATTTAATGAATATAGGCGAGCGGATTCGTTATTTAAGAAAAGATATATTGCATATAACGCAAGAAGCATTAGGAGAGCCATTAGGTCTTTCCAGGGCAAATATCGCAAATATAGAATCAGGGAGAATTTCAGTTACGGAACGCGTGATCAACGATATAAGTGAGAAATTTCATGTGAATGAAGAATGGCTTAGATATGAACGCGGAGAAATTATTCAGCCTTTAGAAAGAAGTCAAATCATAACTGACTTCGTGGGCGATTTAATAAAGGAAGAAGATTCGTTCAGGACACGCCTTATAGAAGCTTTAGCAAAGCTGGACGATACTGAATGGGAAGTTCTCGAGAAGCTTGCGGAAAGTTTGTCACACAAAAAAGGCTAGGGGTGTTATCCCCTAGCGCAAGATCTTTTTGCAGAAACGGTAAACCAATTCGAGCATTTTAATGTCATTTGAATTATTTACCATTTCGGCAATGAGTTTTTTGTAGTCCATCGTGCATCCCTCCCAACACGAACATTTGTTTGATTATATATTAACACAAGGTAATATATATTTCAACAGATGCGTACAGGGAAACGCGGTGAAGCGTCGAACCTACGCGGCAAAAAACGACAGCCAGCGCAGGGTTTGACAGAATGTTACACACGGTTATATCGCTGCGGCGATCAACAAACAAAATATCATATGAGGAGGATAAGAAAATGGCACTTATCAAATGCCCCGAATGCGGGAAAGAATACTCAGAAAAGGCAGTTACATGTCCAAACTGCGGAGCGCCAAACGATTTATTAAATGGGAGCCAGCAGAATTTGAACGACCAGCTCCAGACGAGCGATACCACAAAAAAAACATACACAGGGTTGAGCATAGCTGCTTTTGTTGTTTCACTTTTTAGTTTAATATTTGCACCTTTATCCATAATCTCGATTATTTTAATTATAATCGACGCTGTTAAGAATAAAAACAAAAAGCGCAAGAAGGGGCTTTGGATTGCCGCACTTGTTATATCAATCATTATGATCATAACTCTTTTTGTTCCGAAATCGGGTAACAACGATGCAGAACAGCACACAGTTGTGCAAGAAAATTCAAATGGCGACGTATCAGAAGGAGCCGATCCAATCGAAACGGAAACTAACATTCCGAAAGAATATATTGAGGTAACTGCGGATGACCTCGTTGATGCTCTGAACAGCAACGCGATGAAAGCACAGAATGATTACCTTGATAAATATCTGCAAATCACTGGAACATTAGGCACAATCGACAGCTCCGGGAAATATATCTCGATTGATTCGGAACAGTTTTCGTTGGCAACAATCCAATGTTACATGACTTCCGAGACACAAAAAGAACTGATTATGAATATGAAAAAGGGCGACCCTATCACAGTAAAAGGATATTGTAAAGATATGGGAGAAATCCTTGGATACCAGATAGATATTGAAGAAATAACAAATTAAAAAATAAAAAGCCCCGATGCTGGTAACACCGGGGCAATAAAGAAAACTATACAGCACGTGAGGTGGTGGTATGTTTTCCCTCGCAAGAAAAGTATACCACAGCCTCCTACACCTGCATAGGTGTATTTTTTATACCTAAAAGGAGGATTAACTATGGCAACAGCAAAAAAACTCCCGTCTGGATCATGGAGATGCCGTGTTTACGACTACACAGACGAAAACGGGAAAAAACACTATAAATCATTCACGTCTGACAATCCAAAGCCCGCAGGAAAGAGAGAGGCTGAGGCTGCCGCCGCTGCTTATGCAGTTTCAAAAAAAACTGCTGCTCCGCGTTCCTTAACTTTCCAGGCAGCCCTTGAGGCCTACATCGAAAAAAGGTCTGTCGTGCTGTCCCCTTCCAGCGTCCGGGAATATAAACGCGCCAGGAAAAATTATAAGGACTTGAAAGATATCCGAATAGATGACATAACCCAGGAGGATATCCAGAGGCATGTCAATGCGTTTACCGAAGGGCACTCCCCGAAGAGCGTCCGGGATAACCACGCTCTAATCAGTGCCGTATTAAGGGAGACGCGCCCCGATTTTGCACTGAACACCGTTCTCCCGCAGAAGATTCGACCGCAGCTCTATGTACCGACAGATGATGATATAAAAAAGGTTATGGAGGCAGCCAAAGGGACAGAAATGGAAATCCCAATCCTACTGGCAGCCTTCGGCCCCATGAGGCGCGGGGAAATCTGTGCGCTTGACCGAAGTGATATAGCTGGGACACGCGTCCATGTGCGCCGCAACATGGTTCTAGATGAAAACAGAAAGTACATTATCAAATCCCCAAAATCATATGCTGGAGACCGTTTTATAGATTTTCCCTCCTTTATTACGGACCAGATTCCAAAAGGCAACGGCAGAGTGACGGAACTCAACCCGAATATGATCACCCAACGATTTAACCACGTCCTAAAGCATGCTGGAGTGCCGCACTTCCGATTCCACGATTGCCGACATTACTGCGCGTCTATCATGCACGCAATCGGGGTTCCAGATGCTTATATTATGGAGCGCGGCGGCTGGGGGAATGATGGGACATTAAAAAACGTCTACCGCCATGCGATGGAAGACCAGCGCGAAAAGATGTCAAATAAGACCAACGGTCATTTTGACGCGATGTTCAATTCTCTGTAAGCGTGTCATATTTCGTGTCATACTGTTGTTTATTTTAATATTTTAACGTACATATATATACTTTTAATAATATTACTATATATCCAAGAAATGCTTTAAAATCAGCATTCCAAGCAAATAAAGGAATTTCAAAGCATTATGCAAACCAGTTCAAGTCTTGTCACTCCGATTATCAGAAAGAACCTTGAGAGATTGAGGTTCTTTTTTTCATGCCAATAGAATGTTCGCATGGCGTGCATTCTATTATTCATGACAATAGAATGCTCACATGGGGTGCATTCTATTGTATTTCCCTGAAATCCTCAAAACATTCCGATTCAAAAAGCATCCGCAGAGATCAGCGACCCTGACAGCCTGTCGCCGCTGATTTCTGCGGATGCTTCTTTTCTCCATCTCTCTGTCCGTTCATCCAACCAGGCTGCACCGGACCGTCACACGCTTTCTTCCTCCATAGGTACAGGTAAACAGCGTCAGATCCCAGTCACCGGACAGCATCTCGTCTACTGCATAGGGATTTAAGGTTTCTACCTTTTCTACCTCATATTCGTATACGTCGCCCGAAACCGCTGTAAACTTCACCGTTGCACCCTCCGGCAAAAGTCCGATATTGCCAAAATGCCGTTTATAATTATGGGCGGCAATAATCAGGGAATTTTCCTCTGCACTTCCGGTGTAGCGGCAGGGTGCTTTTTTCAAGGACGGATAGCTCCAGGGATCCGCCACCGGCAGCGTAAGCTGCAGGGACGGAATTTCCAGCTCGCCAATCCAACAAAGCCCGTCTGCCTCCACAAAGGTCATCCCGCTGTTCTCATCCACAGGAAGCGCCTCCGACTCCTGCTCCACAGCAGTCAGCTCTTCTTCATAGGCCTCCAGGGACGCCTCCACCGCAGCTTCGGCACGGCTGCTGTCCCAGATATTATACGCGGAGATCCCCACTGCTCCTGCTGCCAGAAGGATCCCAAGCCCCATCAGAGCCTTGGAACAGTCTTTTTTTTTTCGACCGATCCACCATCCAAGAAACAGCAATCCTGCTCCTACTGTGGAAAGTGCCAGGATCGGCCAGCGCAGCTGTCCTGTCTGAGGCAGCTTCTCCGGTGTTTTCTGCTCCGGAGTGATTCCCGGTGTAACGATGGTCTCTGTCTTTTTCGGCGGCTTTTTCACCTCCGGCGTAGAGGGTTCCTCGGATTCTTCCGGCGGATACACCGGATCCGGAATTCTTTCGGCCTTCGGATTCACCGACATGTCATATAACAGCTGGGCGTTCAGATTCGTCGGGATCGACACCAGAGACGGATCGGTTCTGTATTTCTGCATCTGACCCGGAACCAGCAGATACAGACCGGTCTGCAGCCCTGTCCAGCTGATCTTTCCGTTTGCATCTGTTCTTTTCGTATCCCCGGAAATGTGATTTGCTCTCTGATACTCCAAAAGCGCTGCCGAAGCATCCTTAGACTGCTGTGCCGTCAGATTTTTCAGCTGCACGCCGCAGCCCTCAAAGCCGCCTGTCAGCTCCAGCACCGTATATCCTCCCCGATCCACCATTGCTGCAACCTGATACAGGGTAAACTCTGCATTTGCAACGGGCTCGTCCCGCATGGTGTCAAAAAGGATTTCGATGGAGCCTTTTTTGTCCGTATCCACGTCCTGCATCAAATTGGACGAGCTGCTCTGACTCTGCTGTGCACAGACGTCCTGCTTCCAGCCACTGCAAAGGGATAATACCATGGCCAGTGCAAGCAGCCAGCCCTTTACCCCTTGTCTGATCCGGATTTTTCTTCCTTTCATTTTCTTCCTCACTTTCTGCTGCAGCTGCAGCAT